ATTAGGGACTGTGAAATAAATCGTGTCCCCTATCTTTGAGCATTGTGGTATTGCTTCCATAGGATCATGTCCATGACCCTCAGCCACTTCTCTATAGTCATCTGGTAAAAGGTTAGAAGCTACACCTAGTGCAGCCTCTTCCGTTATTGGGTGAATGTATTTAGACACTTCGATAAAGTCTATTTGTGTAATCTCCTTCCCAAGACAGCGATATTAATGATGCTGGTAAAGGATGTCTTGAACTTATATTTATAGTTACGTTCTTATTACGCTCATATATTGGTACAGTCTTTTCTACTTCATGTACTGCAGTAACTCTGTTTGCAAGTACCTGTGTAGCTGGTGTCATTTCATAGGTTTCAGAATAATCATCTTTCCCTAATCTTTGTATAGTTGTTTTATATAAACCTAGATCTGTAAAGTTTAACTTTAATCTATGGATAGTTAAATAAGCTCTTGTATTAGCTCTAAACTTGTCACCTTGTCTTTGTCCAATAAAGATTGTTGGTAGCTGTATATCCATATCAAATAGATATCCAAGGATAAATGTTTCACCTGTCCAGTCACCACTTAATTCAACATTAGATCCATTGACTGTGGCTTCTGCAAATCTACCAAAGTTATTACTATAGTCAGCGTCAAAAGCACATAGATCAGTTGTTCTTTCAAATCCTGTAGGCTTGGCAAAACTACTTATATTTGTAGCAGAGTTGTAAGTAACAGAAGGTGTTATTGATTTAGCATTATCTAAGTGAACACGATAATAAACATCGTCATCTGTAGATGCAGTTCCTTTTGTATCTGTAGCAAACAAACCATTATCATCTAGTTTTATTGGATACCTAAGTAGTTGATCTTTGCTGTTATTTCTATAAACCACATACAGTGCATCATCTAGCATGCACATATATTGGATTTCTCCAACTATATCCCATTCAAACCAAGCCTGAAGTAAACGTTTTTCACTACTAGAAAAATATCTAAAACCTTGTATTTTAGTACCACCTTTAGTACCAAAAAATATAACTGAGTTCTCTCTACTATTAGCTACAAGAGTTAAATCTTTAGGTAGTAAATTACTTACTACTTTACTTTGTTCAACTACTTCAGGTTCTCCTTCACGCATAACCCTTGCCATCTCAAAGAAACGACTAAATTTATTAGCGTTATCTATAAAACCAGTAGTGGTACCTAAGCTAATAGGGTTAGTTTTATGATTAAAGTTATATGAAGCAATAGCATTTATTTTGGCTGTTTGTGGGCTTAAGACATCACTATCTGTAGTCAACATAAACTGTTGATTTTTAGTAAATAAAACTAAACCAGCATTGACTTGAATACCATCAAACACAATAGCTGGGTATGTAGAACTACAAGATAAATCAATTGGATCTGTAGCTGCAAAAGTAATAGCAGTCTTTGACCAGAAATTAAAAAAGTCTCCCGGACGAGACATGATTACATTCTCATCGCTAAGCATGACTAATCTATTTCTATAGAAAATCATCTTGTTAATAGTTTTACCAACAAAACTAGGTTGTGGGTTAGTACCATCAACAACAGTATCTCCTACACCAGCTTCATCCCAAGAAACAGTGCTAACAGTAAAGGTGCTGTTTGCATTTCTTATGAGCTGTACAGGCATAGTTGTAGCTGTAAACTTCTTCTCTACTCCCGGCTTAAGGCATTCTTCCCAAACTCCTTCACCATCTTTATCATTATGTCCGAAGAATTTTACATAGTAATCATCTTCTTCATTCTCACTATTAGTTACTTTAACTACGTACCCATGTTTGCATACATTAGGTAGATCAGATACATCTTGTACTGAGTCAGTAAGTACATTAAGCAACTCACCAACAGGTGTAGATATATTAAAGTCAGATCCTCTAGTTACATATAAGCCATTACCTATTTGTTTAACTTGAGCTGAAGTAAAGTTACCAGTATCTATAATTTTCTGTCTAATATCACCAAGTATTGCAGTAGCAGTAACTGTAGTTTCTGTATCAAACGGAGTAGGATCAGGTCTAATTAAACCTAAGTTAGCTTGTTCCTGAGTAGTACTATGGTCTGTAACTGTAACTCTATACTCAGCTCCTTTCATCCATACAAAGAATTGATCTCCAGTAACCCAACCTTCACCGCCATATAATAAGTCATGTACAGTTGTATATCTTCCGTGATACTGAGGGGATGAACTATTACCCTCTGGAATAGATTGACCTGTAGTTCTTATTCTGAAATATAAATTAGACTTACCAGATGTATTGTTGTAGTTAACACTGACATTATAATTATTTGTTGTACCTTCTACATCTTCATCAGATAAAGATACACCACTACCAACACTAAATATACGTGTAGCTACGTTTGGTAAATAGGAATCCTTTGTTTGATTATCAGCTCCTCCAGTTCCCGTACATCTACTACCATCAGTGTGGCGTAGTGCATACGATCTTAAAGAACCATCAGTATGGCACATATTATTACTGGACTTATATAGCTGAACCTCTATTCGTGTAGCTGTAGATGTAGCTTGAGTAGTATCGTCATTAAATAAATTAACTGAATACTGTTTAGAGTAAGCTACTTGTTTTAATTCAATAAATGCTTCTGCTGGTCGTACAGCTTCGAGATCAGTACCTTGAGCCATAGTAACTGTTTTAGTTCTATTGGTTATGTAGGTAAAATCGTTAACTGTAAGAGTTTGGATTTGGTCATCGTCTGTATGTGTTAGATAGGTTTGAGTTCCAGCATCATGTGTAACAGTCATATCTTGACCGTCAGAACATCTCCACATACGTATCTGACCATTACGCCAGATTTGACCTATGTATTGTTCTGCTTCATCCCTGTAATAATGAAACCATTTTCCATTTGCATTGGAATTAAGAGTACCATCACTTAATGAATCTACTAATTTTCCCCCGGGACGTTTCTGTAAACCCTGTGTTACGTCTGGTAATACATTGTTTGCGACATTAACTTGTCCCGGTACTTTTAGTTCATCTGGTTGTTGAGATAAACCACCAGTTAATGTTGGTATTGTTTGAGTAACACTTGACATTATCTTCTATTTAAAGCTCTGTAAGGTTGATAAGATCTATAGCTTGTACCATGTGGCCAGCCTAAGAATGAATGATCGCCTTGTTCACATTCGTAATCCATAACAGCAGCACGAGTACGTGCTTCTTGTTGTTGTAATAATTGAACTAATTGTGGATTTGTTATTAGTTGTGCTGCAGCTCGTGAGGAAGCTAGGGCAATAATATATCTCTGAAATACAGAAGGTAAGTCTGTAAAATTAAATAAATAAACAATATCTAGTTCTAATTTTTCTACTGTAAATACATTAGTGTGTTTTACTTTGTCATATAATTTGCCATCTCTCTTTACTAGATCCATCTGCCTATCTGCCTGACCATCAGCTAGGTCATAACGTAGATAATTGGAAGGTACTGCGATCTGTCCATTACCGTCAGGTTGTACTGGTACACCATGTTCAGTGTTAAAATGCCAGCCCTCGTTTTGTACATCTTTAGTACATTCGTCAAATATATTTTTTATAAACGTAACTTCTGGGTTTGGATTACCAGCTAATACGGTGATAGGTGATTGACCTATGCTACCCAAGATAGAATTAACTGCGGATAGTTCGGTATCGGTTGCTATTGGAGTAGTCATAGATAAAAAAAAAGGGACCCGAAGGTCCCGTATAAAGTATTAATTAGAATGCAGAAGGAGCTGAAGCACCAACATATAATTCTACTGCAGCAGCAGGGTTTAAGTAGTCTGCTCCCATAGCTAGTCTTCCTAGGATGACATCACCTTGGTAAACAACAGACACATCTCCTGAAGTCACTTGGACTTGAGGACCTATTGCTTCTACAACACCAGCAGCTTCTTTCTGGAAGATCAAACCACATGACTTAGCTCCTACTTCAGCAGTAGTACCGTAGTCATTGTTGATTCCAGTAGACGCACCTGATGCGTTTTCCATTGAAGGACCAATATGAGATCCCATATTTGATGGAGAAGTTTTACCTGTTGTTCCACCAAACGCTGTACCATACTTGCCAAGGAAAGGAATGTTCATTGACTTGTAAATCTTAATGCCAGCGATTTCGATTATGCCATTACCAGACTGTAAAGCAGCACCTTGAGCGTCTCTATTGATTAGCCCATTAGTTCCTACAGCAGTGATAAGTTCATAGTATTGACGTGGGTTAAGTACCGCACATCTTCCAGCAGAGCTGACTCCTTTTTCGTCAAGGGCTGCAGCAGCTTCATAGAAAGCTGTTACAAGTTTGTCAGAAAGATAAGCGTCAGAATCATTAGTTGTTGCACCAACTCTGATTTGTGTTCCACCGGGTTCTACAAAGTTAGACTTTGTGATTGGAGAAGCAGCTCTAGCTCCTCTAGTGATAGCTCTGAAGATGAGTCTGTCATACTTCTCAGCTAATGCGTATCCAATTTTCTTGGAAATTTCTCCTCTAAGCTCGAAGTGTGCAAGTGTCTCGTCTAATTCATAAACGAATGCACTGGAGATTAGTAGGTCGTCAACAGTAATTGTTTTTTCTGCGACTGGAGGTGCACCGTCACTGTTACCTAAGATGCTGTTTCCGGGAGTATGGTACTCAGCAGTTGTTCTACCTGTGTAGATAAACTGTAATGATTTTCCATTCTTAAGAGTTCTCTTCATTACCATGTCACGAGCGATTGTCTCGTGCTGGAATCCTTTGAACATCTCTCCACTAAACAGTTTAAGATAAAGTGCTCTAGCGTCACCTGTTGAGTTTGACTGACCTTGGCGTGTTAGCGAGGTAGTCAAATCTGAACTCTGATGAGCCATGATTTATTTAAAATGTAAGGGTATATTTGATCGTCTACGTACGTAAAAAGTTGCGAGTCTTACTTAGACTCAAGTGATATTGTGGTCTGTCCCACCGTCTAGACGGCTGATTGGTATCCTCGTAAGGGCAAAAAGCCAAAGTGAAAGGGAGTCCGACTCTGAGGTGCTCCCTTTCTTTGTTGTTACTTCACAAATTTTGTGTAAGCAACGCCACGATATACGAAAGTAACTTTCATGGTTATCTCCATATACTAAGCCCCGTTCCAT